TTGATGTATGCCTTTACGGAATGATCGGTCGGCCATGGGAAGACTTGGTATTGGCCACGGAGATTCCATTGGCGCTGCCATCCTGAGAGCGGATAGTTGAGTGGGATTGCCGATTGGATGTCGGAGACGAGTCCAGCGGTGACGCGTTTGTAGTCTTTAGTGATGTCGCGGCGAAGGACTTTGTCGATCTTGTTGAGATCCTTGAGCGCTTGACCAAGGCCAAACACTTCTATCCGTGCTTCAATGCCGCCGGCTGAGTCTCTCATTTGCGTCCTTTTTTGCTTTGGTCATTAAGGACTCTAATGATTGTTTGAAGGTCGCGCGCGTCAAATGAATCCGCATAGAACGTCGGAGCCCATCCCGTCGCGACTACCAGTTCGGCTAATTGCCGGCGGTAGCCGCGTCCGTAGGGTTTGGATCGGTTGCGTCCTCCGCTGCGATCTCGACGTCTGGGTTTTCTTTCAACCATTCGCGCCAAGTCGCTGGAAGCTTCTCGCCCTTAATGACGAGCAACGTGTGTACCCAACACGCCAGATCGGATGCACCGATGCCGCGTCCGTCTGACACTCGACGATTCTCTAGGCGTTCCCATTCGGCAATGACGAAGAGGTTTGTGGATAGTTGTTCTTTGACTTCTCCGCGCGTGAGGCTGAGTTTGATCTTCATGGTTCTCCTTGTGTCGGGCCGAGGACGGCCGTGATTATGGGTTGGTTGTATCGGCTGAGTAAACGCCACCCATTAGCGTTATATCGATCGATTGCAATTCGCCGAGCGAAGCCGAGATGACTGGCAACGATTCGAGGTAGCAGTTTGTCAACGTGAAGCCGGGGTTTGTTGCCGAGTCGACTGCCGAAGTTGGTTTGACGATGACGGTTGTTTTTGTGCCAACCAATGGTGCGAGTGTTGCGTAAGTGGCGCTGGCTGCGTATGAAAGAAAAAGAGTTAGCGTGCATTCGTTGTCTTCGAGGCCAGCCGTGAAAGTGTTTGCTGTATCGCCGAAAACGGTGTCATTTAGAGCCGTAACGGTGCGAGTCAATGTGGCAGATGTACACCACCCGGTGAGTGCCGTGGATCCCAATGTGACTGTTGGATTTGAGAGGATAGTTGAGGTTGCCATGATTGCTCCTTGAGTTGTGGATTTAGTTTGACATAGATTCGGGCGCTAGGTGTGGATTACGCCGTTTGGACTTCGGTTGCGACGGTGAGTTCGTATGCCGGCAAGACGGATCCGCCGATGTCGACGTTTGTGGGGCGGCCTGAGATGACGCCAATGTTGAGCGCGTACACCTGAGCGAGCATGTTGAGGAGCGACTTTTGGGCGTCTAGGTTGCCGGGGCCTAGCGTCACGATCTGGAGTGTGAAGGTGAGTTTGGCGATGTTGTAGTTGTAGCCGTCGATCGAGTCTATGTTGACGAACACGCACGGAGGGACGATGTTGCGTGGATCGTTTACAACTTGGAGCCCGACAACGGTTTGGAGTTTGGCGACTAGGTCGTCGTAGCCCTCATTGAATAAGTCGGTGTAGGTCGGGACTGGCACTAGGCCACCTGCGGACGGTCAATGCCTAACAACTGGCGGATCATTCCATTGAGGCCCATGACGGGAGCGGTGCCCATGGACTGAAAGGATGCAAAGGAATCCATGGATCCGCGTTGACGGTACAACGCTCCGCCGTACATGATCGTCCCAAGTTTGACATCCTGCGAAGGGACAGTCGTCAGGGAGTCGACATAGCCGGCTTCCATTCGTCGGCGCCAGCAGAACTGGGAAGCACTAGAGGCGCATATTGTGAGGAACGTGGCGTCGGCTGCGGTTGCGGTTCCTATGCCCAACCAGTCTTCGATGTCCGTGGCCGTGATCCAAGAGCAAGTTGGAGTCGATGTCAGGGTTCCAGACGCGGCGGTGCGATCTACATCGGCGGCCGTCTTTGCGTATAGGACTTGGTTGGCGATTGGTACGTTGACGTCGTAGAGCAAGTCGCCTTCGGAATCTACGCCTTCGTACAGATATTGCGGAAGGGCGCGGATTGTGTAGGTGCCGTTAAACGTGGCGTCTACGCCTGCAACTGTGATTGACTGTCCGACCTCCAACTCCGTCGGGGTGAGGAGTTGAAGGACGGCAAAGTCGTCTATGAGGTATTTGTTGGTGACGCTGTAAACAGCCATGAGCGGATGCTCCGCTCTCGACTAGGCCTGAGTGATCTTGCGGATCATTCCACCAATTGCGGCGAAGGTTGAGACGTAACCGTGGAAGGACATTGTGCGTCCCAAAGTTGACGGCACTTCAACGCTCATCAAGCCACGAATGGATTCGTAGAACTCAAACGCGTCGCCTTGACCTTGGCCGACTCGGGTAATGATCATGGTCTTTGCAGCGAAGTTGCTGTCAACTACAAGTTGCAAGCCCATTGGGGTTCCGTTCCAAGATCCTGCGCTTGATGCTCCAAGTGCGTTCTGACCGGTGAGGCCTGCTCCGATGAATGGGAACAGCGGACGCTTGCTGGAGTCAACAAGTTGACCGAGTTGAGCCCATACGTCAACAGAGACGAACATGTGGGTCGGCATCCAGTTACGGTTTGCTGACACGTCGTTTGCTGCGTCGTAAACAGACTTCAACAAGTCTTCTGGAGTTCCGTCCCAGACGCCCGACGAGTTGGCTGCTGCAAGCAAGTTGTCTGCTGCCAAGTTGTCGGAGGCGATCATGTACTCGCCCATCAAGTCATTGAGGATCAATTGCATCGCTGGACCAGACGTGAAGTCGATGTCCTGAATTGAGAGGGTAACTTGTCCGGCCAAGGTTGTCTTGCTAACCGAGTTCGAGGCAATGACCATTGTTGTAGCCGATGCTGCGGTGAGTTCGCTTGACTGTGTAGCGACGCTTGTGTGCGTGGTGATCGTTGGACGAATGAAAGTCTTTGATGCTCCGCCGTCTGGATATGCGCGAGCGCCAAGTGCTTCCACGGTAGGCCTCACGAAATTTAGATCCTGCACGAGCGGCAAGAGCACGGGGACTGGGAGCAAGCCGGGTGTGTCAGTAGTAAGCACATCGCCTGCTGCCGCTTGTAATGCGGTGCGCTGTGATGCGCTGTATTCGGCGACTGCTTTGTTCATGTTCTTGAACGTGTCTCCGCCGATGTGATAAGCGGCCATAAAGTCGCCTGCGCTTGGCAACTTAAACTCGCGCTTTGGCTGCGCTGGAATTGCTGCGGTTGGAATGGTTGCTTCGACTACTGGTGTTTCTACTGATTCAGACATTGGGTTCTCCTGTTGAGGTTCTTGTTCTTCATTATTGCTTATTTCTTCTTCGGGCTGGTGGATACTGGCCGCGACTTTTGTGATCTGCGCTGCGTCTCCGAATGCGCCTATGGGGACTAATGACAATTCCGTCCAAGAAGCTTCTTCGATGATCATTGTTCCATCGTCCGAATAAGAGAACTTGGTGGGGTTTATACCGACCGAAACTTGGTCAATGGTGCCATCGCTGGCCATAATAAGCGCATCATTTCCGAGAGAAGTGGCGCTGATCTTGGCAGTAAAAAGCATGCCTTCTGGGGTGTCTACTCGCTCGGTGACAACGCCGACGGGTTGGCTGGCGTCGTGGTACATGAAGAGCCGTGGTGCTTTGCCTTCGGTTGGTAGGGCGCCCGGGAGAATACGAACGGTGGTTCCGTCGGAGACGGTTGCGTCCACGTTGTAGGGTGCGGCAATTCCTGAGATCGTTCTGCGTGGTGCGTCGCCTGCGGCGGCGTCAAGCGTGAAGTCTCCTGCAATTAGTTTGATCATCGGTTTGCTAATCCTTCTTGAGTGTTTTCTTGGTAGGTGGGTTCGTCTGCTTTGTCGGCCATATAGTTCTCTTCCAGATAGGACTCTGCGTCAAACTCGACGTAGGTTCCGCGTGGAAGAACGGAGTCCATGGAAAGCGCGGCCGCAATTGCTTCGGCGTACATTTTGAGTCCGAAGATATACAAGTCGGCGCGGGCTTGTTGGGATGATTGATAGGAATATGATCCGGTCGATACGCCTACGAGATACGGTGGGACATTGCACAGGCGAGCGGCTTCAAGGGCGCTGTAGTTTGCTGATTCAATAAGAAGCATTTTGTCTGGGCTCATTGTTGTCGGTTCGTAAGATAGAAACTCATTAAGTGCGGCCGTTTGATTTGTTGCGCGCGCTGCGTTAAACGATGCGGCAAGATCGGCTAACTCTTGTGCGCTTAACGGTTCGCCGCCAGTCTGTTTAAGTACGCCGGCTGGAATGCTGGAAGATGCGTTGCGTGTGCGCGCGTCATTGATCTTTAATGCAGTCTCGACTACTTGCGTTCCAGAATAAATTAGTCCTTGCGTTGGGCTAAGAATCTGCACCAAATTTGTCGGATCTATTTCGCCGCCCTGAAAATAAACTTGCTTCGACGGTGCAAACCAAACAGGGCCAGCCATATCAGTCGTGGTAATTGAGCCGGCTGGAAGACGTGTGAAGGATGCTGGGTAGCCGTCGGCGGTGCGTGATGTGATGTACCAGAACGCGCGGCCGAAAAAGAACAAGTCGTCAAACGTCCAACTCATAAGAAAGTTGTAAGGCACTTCGGGATCTGGTCGGCGTAGCCATGATCGAGGAGCAAGGTAAACCTTTTCCATTTCATCGCCGTTCCACATTTCGGAATACATCTTGAGCGGCATGCAGCCAATGACGGATGCCATAAGATCGCGGCTCCTATTTATTGCGGCTACCTGTACGGCACGGTTACGCGCTTCGCCTTCTTGGTACGTGTAATACTGGCCGATCATGTTGACGCCAGTATTTTGGCTGGAGTAGCCCGGACTGAATGCGCCTGCGGCAGCGGCTTTAGCCGGCGGCGGCGAGATAGCAGCCTTGCTTACTTTGCGATCAAATAATCCCATACCTAGAGCATGACACACTTGGCGCGTTTATGGTGGCAACCGCTCGGAGGCGTTTCCGATCCCGACGAAAGGTAGGGCTCACGAGCGGCGCCGAGAGAATGCTAGTTCGGGACGATGACTAGTGAAGGCTTTTGGGTGACGCGATTTTGTGAGGCCAAGGTTGCCGACCAGATTAGGGTGCGGCATAACTCGATCGGGCCGGGTGACTTCTGGGATGAGACGGCGATTGAGCCTTGGGTGCGGACTAGGACGGCGCGTTGCACGTGTTCGGAAAGCATGGCTTCTCCCGTGTGAACTAGACGCATTTCGTGGATCATGTTTTTAACGACTGGCGTGTACTTCAAGATTTCGCCGTAACCGACGACTATTCGGCGGCGGTCAAACGTG